TTTACAAACTCGTAAATGGACTAACAAAGAAGGTCAAGAAAGATATACAACAGAGATTATTGGTAACTCTATGCAAATGCTTGGTTCAAAAAGTAGTCAATCTACTAATGTTCCAGATGTACCTGAAGCTAAAGAATACACTAGGGGTAGTGCTGCTGTGGAAGGTGATGATGAGGACTTGGGAGATTTGCCGTTTTAATGGCAACCTCCCTTATCCTTATAATTACTTGTTCATTACGTACATAGTAACTTCAAAGCCAAAACGCATTTCTGTTGCTGCTGGTGATGTCCACATAGCGGTTCTCCTTTCTTTTAGATTTATAATAGAATTATACGCTTGTATGGGATTACTAGACACAAGAAAATCATGAAAGGACTATAATGGATATACACCATTTAGAACTAGATATAGCTTGCTACGCAACGGCTGTTTATCACGAAGTTAATACAAGAACATTGGAGGAAAAAGTTGGAGTCATTAATGTTATACGTAATAGGTTACATTCTGGTCTTTGGGGTAATTCTGTATGCGCTGTTGTTTATGCTAATAATCAGTTTGCTGTGCAAGATCAGTCCCACAGTCCAGTTAATGAAAGGGCGTATCTGGAGACTAAACTTTTGGTTATTGATACGATTGTTCACAATAAATATGCAAATCCGGTTGCAAATGCTTTATACTTCCATGATGATTCAATACCGCCTAAAAAGGCATGGTTTGGAAAAAGGAAGAAAACCCACATAGGAAGGATGGTGTTTTACTAATGGCTAAAAAAGAACCTGTAGCATGGCTTTATGAAGAGTATGATGTTAAGTCTGGTGACCTAAAGAAGTCTTATTTATGGTCATTTCATCCGAACCAATTATCATATTTAAACGATTTAAAAAATACAACGCACCATATTAAGATAACACCATTGTTTCCTGGTGAACCTGTAGAAGAATATAAAGGATTGTCAAAATATGATAGTAAAAGATTAACGGAGGCACATGGTGGACTCTAAACCACTTACACAAGAAGAAATTATTAAGGCATATAAAGAAGCATTTGGAAATGGCAATGCTGTTTTAACGCTTGACAGAATATTTAGATTTGCTAGGCTTATAGAAAAAGCTCATGGAGTAAAAGATGTACACTAAACTAGACGACCAAAGACAAGCAAAGTTTATTATTAAATACATGGATGAACATCCTGGTTGCAGCATTAAAGAAATTGTGCAACAATGCGTAACCAATAGGACAAGATTAAAGTATTTAGAAAGTCAAGGATATTTTAGTTTACCTAAATGGACTTATAGTAAAGAACTAGATAAACGTTTTAAAAATAGAAATTATATATCTGTAACTGTAGGAAGAGAGTATGGTAAATGGACAGGATATTAAAAGTAATTGATTGGATTATATACGCATTAATAATTGGTAGTATAATAGGTTTTTTTTATGGCACGTATCAGTTGATTGATTTATTTTTTATAAGGGGATAGATATGGTAGATATGGTGAATAGACCTCCACATTATTTAGTGGGTGGTATAGAGGCAATAGATGTGATTAAGAGTCGCTTAACAAAAGAAGAATATATTGGGTATCTAAAAGGATGTAAGCTCAAATATGACTTACGTTATCCGTTTAAAGATAACCCACAACAAGATTTAGAAAAGTCTGATTGGTATAAGAATAAACTATTAGAAGCTACTAAAGATGAAGATGCTGTCAATCCACCTGAAGTAGAAGCTATTTTAGAAAGGTTTGATGATGAGTAAAATATATTGGTTATTTGGTCTTGTGATGGTTGCGTTAGCAATATTTGGAACAGAAAAAGCCTTTAGTCAAACTACTACGATATTAGCACCTGATGGATCTGTAACAGTCTGTCAGGTTGGCTCTAATGGTATTATAATTTGTGTTTAATCATCTCTAGGTGTTAATTCACCATATAGAGATAATTCTTCACCACTTATTTCAATAATAGAGTCATCATCTAGCTCTATAACAATAGTGCTATCGCCATGTAATGCTTCACATGATACGATAGTTCTACCTAGCATGTGATTGCAGATAATCTCTACTTCTGATCGTTCCATAGATATTCCTATATTTTGACGAATTTTTCTGATTTGTTTGTGGTTAATTTTTTATTACCTCTAAACCAAGAGCCACAATCTTGACATTGGAATCTTGGATACTTTCCAGCAGTTAATACTGCATAACCACGTTGTTGAACTTTATGACTTGCACAACTTGGACATACTCTTTCTTCTGAGAAGTGATTATGATTAGGATGATTACTTATCCAACCTTTAAACTTATCATATACCTTCTCTAATAATACAACATCATTTCTATTGTATTCTTCCATGCGTTTCCATGCTGACCTATCGTTATTCATAACTTTAAGCCATAACTCATGACCTTCATGTGCTGTCTTTTTACCAAGACCTAAACGCTGTGCAATATAATCTAGTTTATTAGAAACAAATCTAAACTTACTACGAGATGTTTGTAATAAGTCTATATGTTTAGCAGGGCTAGGAGGTGGCATACCAGCCTCTAAGAACTCTTTATTAAGCATAGGTATATCAAACCTATTGCCATTATAGTGAACGATTGCGTCTGCTTCATCCATGAGTTTATGGATAGACTTGAGCATTGCTTTACGATCTGTTTTATATACAGAGTCAAACATAATCTTTTTCTCACCATACCATTTAGCTGCATAGCATAGTGTGTAAGATGATTCTAGGAGTTGATTAAGCGCAATGTTCTGCTGCCAGATTCCCCAAACCGTTGCTAAATTAGGTGCGCATTCTATATCTAAAAGTAGTATCTTCAAGTAACTCTCCTAGTGTTGAGATACTTTATTATACACTAAATACATGATAATCAATAAGAAAACATATTTAAAATGCGTAATAGCACAGAGAATGTCGCAGATAAGATAATCTAGCATACAATAATTTTAGCTGTCTTAGCTTGTTTTAGTTTCTCAAAGAACTTCTTGTAGGCTGATTTAGAGTTACCAATAAAGTCACCACCTGACCATGTAGTGCCAAGTAAGATACATCCTTCTGTATGTGCTGAAGTATTACCTGAATGGATACGAACACCTGTGAAGTTAGGAACGTCTAGTATATGTGGCATATCTTGTTTAAAGCGTACAGATGCGTCTATAATGACTTTGTATTCACCGGTAGGGATAGCAGTCTTACCTATCACTTTACTGCCATTTCTTACCACATCTTCTAGTGTATAACACTCATATACACCATCTATGTATAATTTGCCTATTGTGTGTGTATCTTTAAATTCAAACCTTTTTACTTCAATTAACATTCTTATCAATGTAGTTAAGTGCTTGGGTTAAATATTGCATAGCATACATAAATAAAATAGAGAATCCCATAGCTACGAATAGCAATGAAACAACTAATAATTTAAGTATAGCTAAACCGATAAAGTTTAGTATGTCTAAGACTATCATTTCTTTTTAATGTAGAATAAACTACGTTCCCCAAAGAGATAGAAACCAACTGCACTAGCAAAGTTATCTACTTCTTGTGTTGCAATACCTTGTAGGTGCATAGTTGCCCATGTTGCTAATACTAATAAACCGATAGCTGGTCGCATGAGTCTTACAATAGCTTCTACCCATGGATAAGATGGATTACCACCACCAGCTTCATTCATTACCTTAAAAAACTCTAGGTCAATCTGTTTCATTTGAGCATATTGTTCTATGGTTGCAGGTTTGAATTGATCAGGTGCTACAAATCTATTTATAAGTGATTTACCTAAATCTACTGCTAATGGTCCTAATGCTGCTAGTATAGTAATTGGGTCTATGATAATACTCCTTATAGTTCTTTAGGATCGTAGCCAAGTGTGTTAGCTACTCTCTTTTGTAGTTTTAAGAATAAACCTTTATGGCTTGTATATTTATCTGTTTTAGGTGATTCTAAATAGCATATCATGTGTATGATTTCATGTGCTAGGGTCTTTAATACTGTATCTAAATGACCACATTTAGCTGTAGATATAGTGATAACATGAGGTTCACCAGCTTCAGGTGGCTCATATTGTCCACATATACTATCGTCATGCACTACTACGAAATCTACTTTAGATGCTGGTGGTAACTTATATTCGTCAAATACCGGAAACTCTATTAGTGCGCTGTACAGATTTGCTATGTTATTTTCAGTTATGAATGTCATAGTGTTGAACGTGGTTTAAATAGTTGTGGATTATATACTGCTGTAGCATCTAACTCTGGAAAGTAAATTAATACTGATTCCATGTTGTTTACAGATTCTTTCTTCCAGCAACCTTCGTG